TCCTCGATTTCCTTGGGCTCCTTGCGGGAGCGGGACTTGGCCGGCTTGGCTTCCGCGGCGGGCTTGCTGCCCTTCTTGGCTGCGGGAGCTTTGGCCGGCGCTGCGGCGGGCTTGCTCTTCTTCGCCGCCGGACCCGCTTCGCCTGTGAGCTCAATCGGCGCGTCATTGTCGCTCGCTACGGCTTCGCCCAGCTTGCCGTAAAGATCCTTGAACTCATCCGGGACTTTGGATTCGTCCACTTTAGCGGGGACTTGCGCCAGCCGTGCGGCCAGCTTTTCGTTATCCCAGTCGCCCGCTTTGTTGAATCCCAGCGCTACGAGGAGCGCCACTGCATTTGTTCGTTCTACTTTCATTTTTAGTTTGCTTTCTGTTTTGTTACCCTGTTCGATTGTATTATCTTCGTTTCTCCAAACGATTCCGCTCTGTGAGTTGCATCCCGTTGACAGTCAAGTGAATTGAGTTTTTACCAAGCGCTCACAATCGCTGGGTTGGCGATCGCTAAACACCCCGCGACGTGGCAGCAACGGGACTCGGAATAGGATCCTTCCCGCAGTGCAATCCAGTTGAGCCGAAACACCCCAAGCTCCATCTCTTGTGGGTCCTGATTGATCCCCACGATCCCAGTCACGTGCGAGAACTTGCGCTTGTCCTCGCTGAAGTGCTCCCGCCGCAGCAGGCGGACGCCGTAGGACTTGGCGTCGGACTGGGTCGCAGTCACCAACAACACGTGATTCTCCTGCGACAGCCGGCGCAGCGCTTGCCACGTGATATTGATTTGGTGCCGGTATTCCTCCTTCGCGGAGCCAGCCTCGGGCGCCAGGATGTCTGGATAATCAACCACAACCACGTCCGGGACCCAGCCTTCGCGCACGAGCCCGGTGATGTCCGCTTGGATTTCGGCCACCGTCGTGGTCCCGTTGAGCGTGCATTTGAGCCCAAGCTGGCAGTCCGCTAAGCGGTCTAACGCCAGACTCATCTCCGCTTTGGAAAGCGGCTTCGCATAGTCCCGCTTCTCCGCGGGGACGACAGTGAGCCGCTTCTTGCTGCCTGGCTGGATGCTCAGCGGGTAGTCTATCAGCTCCTTCCAGCGTGGCCGCTTGGCTGTGCGGACCAGCAGCCGCTGGTTTATTTCAGCGGCAGTCATATCTCCCACCGAGTAGAACAGGACCCGGCGCTTGTCCCGCACAGCCGCCCGCCACGCCAGGTCCAGCAGCCAAAACGATTTGCCCCGCTTCTCCGGGGCCATGAAAGCAATGAACCCGCCCCGCCGCAAGTGCGGCCCAAAGAAGCGGCCCAAGTCCTTGGGGTAGTGAACCAGCACGTCCGCAGCCTCCTGGTCGTAGCCGCTAAATATGAACTCGCGATCCTTAAACCACCATACGAGGCTGGACGAGGACAAGCTGATGGGCCGGTGGGCCGCAATCTTTTCCTGGGCGGACGCCGGATCCAACTCAATGGCGTCATTCAAACGCTGCACCAGCACCTCGTTGAAATGCTTGGCCGCAGCATCGATCACCCAGTCCTCGTTCAAATCCTTAGCCCGCACGTGGTCCGCGCTGAGCACTGCTAGGAACTTCTCAATGGCCTCCACCGTGTCTTCGTCCCGGGCTTTACCCGCCCACTGCCGGAACAAACCAACAATCGCTCCGCGCGGAGCCTTCTGATATTTGGAGAAGTAGTCCAAGCACCAGCCCGCCACAATGCTGCTCCACTTAGAACGAAAGGGCTTGCGCTCGTCTTTAAGACGGGAATGGATGCGCCCGAGCACACGGTCGCTCACAATCATGCCCGTCAGCGCAGCCCGCTCGTCGTCGCTTTGGTATTTGGTAATCTTCATAACTCTACCCTCCGGACCGTCACACGCTCTATGGTCTGGGGAGCCGGAGGAGGCTCGTATCTATTCAGCCAGTCCTCTATTCGAAAAAACTTATCTTTGAACTGGAAAGCGTTGTCGATGGTGGGCTTCTTCTCGTAGGAGTTTTTAATGTAGCCGCGGACGACACGTTTGAGTCTATGGGCATCTCCCTCCAGCTTGTCCCTAAGTAACCACCTGAGCTGCTTCACCCACGTAGGCAATGGGACTTGCTGGCCGTTTAGATCCCTTTTGGTGCGGAGGAATTTATCAAGTTGATTGGCGCAGAACACAATTAACTCCTCCCACTCCGTCAACGGTGGCGCAGCGCCGTTGCGGCGTGTTTGTAGTTTATGTTTAGCTTTACGTAGTAAAGCGGGTTCGTTACCTTTGGTCACTTTAGCTGATAGTGACCGACGGTCACTATTGCCAGCAGCTTCGGAGACCAGCGCTCTCAACCGCTCCTCCACTATCCGGAAGTGAACAGTAGGACTGCCGTTGGCTTTCTTTACTTTCTCCTCCACCAGCCCGCACTCCCGCAGTCTCCCTCGGGCCCTCATTTGCTCCCGCTTGGTTAGCCGGGTTTCCTGCTCCCACTGAGCCGCAGTCTTATAGACCCAACCCTCTGGGTTTGTGGTGCGCTTGCTCCAGTAGATCAGTTGGGAGAGAATGAGCGCAGCGTTCACGCTCCCCGTCCAGTCCACAAAGATCGGACAAAACGAAATCGAATCCAGCAAGTCATACCAGTTCATTCCACGTCCTCCGCCTTCCTTTTCTTCCTGTCCATAGGGTGCATCCAATCATCCGCGTCCTCCAAGTTCGCCGCAGCGTCTATCACTTCCTTATGCTCCAAGTAGTATTCAAACATCTCACTCAGCTCCTCCGCATCCAGCAAGTCGAACATGGTATGGCTTAGAGCCCTACCAAACTTGATTGCTCGGTCCACTACTTTTTCTCTTCCAACGGGACTCTGTTTCATAGCTTTCTCCAAAAGAAAAACCGTCGTTCCGGAAAGTGGAAATTCGGCGGCCTGTTGCGCCTATCCAGAACGACGGTTTTTATTACAGGCAAACCTACACACTCAGGCTTTCCACGGCCCGTCAACACTCTATTATCTCCCTGCCTTCCTGGCCAGCTCCCGCTTCAGCACGCCCCGCATATCATTGATCCGTCCGCGGAGCCAGCGCGGGTTGACGTTGCCGAAGCTGGGCTTTAGCGCAGTGTAAAGCCCAGCGTTGGTTAGGGTGGGGCAGGACTCCAGCAAGCGCCGGATCCTCCCCGCCGCACTGTCAGGATTAAGCTTGCGAGGCATAGGTTTGTTGTTGCGGCCGTGTTCCTAGGGAGCACTTAGAAAGCCAAAAACGTGTTGGGGTAGCGGCTGCACTCCCCAACACGTCCTAGGCTAAAGGTTATCCTCCAAAGGACACCTTCCCCTTTTTGCGCATCTTTACAGCCTTTTTGGGTGCGTCCTCCAGTCCTTCGGCCAGCTGGTCGAACTTCCACTCCGCAGCCTCCCGGGTCGTAAAGCTCCAGCCTTGCTTGCCCCAGGACTCCGCGGAGGGAGGCAGCTCGCGGGCGGGCGTCGTCACCCCGCTGTGCTCCCAGTAAGTCTCCCGGGCTTGCTGCACCAGTATCACTTCGAAGTGGTCCGCTAGATGGGTGCGCTGCTCCGTAAGGTAGAGCTGCACGTGCAGGGGATTGATCTTTTGATAGAGGGCGACCGAGGGCTTGCCCACTTCCCCGGAGCGGGACAGCAGGCAGAAGTCATAGTCGTCCTTGCGGAACGTGTTAAGTAAAGGGCGGAGTTTCATAGCTTACCAAATGAAGGGCTTGCCCGCGGTGGTTTTGAAAAGCCAGTTAGTCGAGGACGTGGAGCTCACCCGCTCCGAATACTTGCGCCCGGACGTGCTGAAGAAGATCCCCCGCTGCACCCCGTCCTCCGCGGCCAGCTTCTCCAGCGCCGCCTTGTCCTTGTCCGTGATGGTTGTTTGGAATGGTTTTTCTTGTTTCCGTTTCATATAGATTTCGACTACTTGTGCGTTGAGTGCGGCCCGGCGGGTTGAGCGCCGGGTCCGGTAAATAAACTCGCTCACGCGATTGCTCCCGCAGCTTTAGCGCTGCCTACTTGCTTGAGGTTAATCTTGCTGCCCTCCTGATAGCCGAGCTCGCGGGCGAGGTTGCTGCGGAGCACGGGCCGGGACTTTTCCCTGTTCATATGCGGGAAGATTTCCGCAGTCCGCGCGGCGATGAGCGCGTCCTTGCTGCGCACCACTAAGGCGTAGGCATTCGGGTTGGCCACCTTTGCCTCCTCCCGCCGATTCATTTCTTGGATCCCCATCGCAATCCCCTGGTAACAGCCGTGCTTGTCCGCGTGGGCCCGAGTGAGCTTGCCCTCGTTTACGAAGCGTTGATATGTCTTCGCAAACACGTCCTCCAGCCAAGGGAACACCGCTTTGGCAATCGCGACGTCGAACGGATCCCCAATCATATGCAGCTGGCCGACCACGACGTTGCCCGCAGCCACTCCGTGGGAGCGGTGCATGGAGCGGATGATTGCAACCCCGAACACTTTGTTGATTACGTTGTAAATGTAGCGGTGATATATTTGCTCATACTTGGTCCGCAGTTGCGTGTGGGTGTGTTCGATGTCGATAGCGCCCTTAGCCTTCTCCGGCGTGCTGAGGTCCAGCGTGGAGAGTTCCAGGTTGTGCTTTGTCGCTAGCTCTTTGGCCCGGGCGAGCGCGGACTCCACTTCGCCCTGCGTCGCCGCGTCGCAGTTAGCGAGCGCGAGAATCTTGCGGAGCCGTTCCAATACTGCGGGATCTACTTGCTTGTTCATGTTCATTTCTATTATCAAGTTGCGCCCTGTGTGAAAGTTAAATCAAAGGGGTGCAGCAGGCTTAAAGCTGTCCTTCAGCAACCGCACTTCGCGGGCGTGGGAGGCGCGGAGCGCCACAACCTGCTCCCACTGCGCCACGGTGAAAGTCTCCCCGTTGCAACTAAGCCGGCCGTCCGCTTCCACCCGGAAACCCGTTAGGGTGTTGACTTCGGGCACGTAGCTTTGGCCGGTGATGCCCCGCACGAGCTCCTTGTTGCGTGGGACCCGCACGAACTCGTAATAGCGGTTGGCCACCGTTCGAGCGGCTTGTGCCTGGACGTTGCGGGCGTCCTGCACTTCCAGCACAGCCGCGAGCTTTTCCAGCGCCTTGGCCTTCTGCTTCGCGTCCAGCCCGAGCGTCCGGCCGTTGCCGATTTTGAGCCAGGTTTTGTTGTCCCCGCCGCCGATAATCATCTTCCAGCCCGTGCAACTGTTCCCGTAGTGGCCGCCCGTCTTCTCCAGCCGCACGTAAACACCCAGCGCCTTGTCGTTCGTAGCGTTGGGATCCAACTGCTTAAGGACGGCTTGCTTAGACTCCGCTTCCACGAACTGGGCTTTAGCCCGATCCGCGGTTTGCTTTTCGAGCAGAAGCATGGTGTCGTTGGGCTCCACTGCCTCCACTAGCCCGGAGGCGATGTAGGCCGCGTTGGCTGCGTTAAACTCTTTGCACTGCACTGTCGTTTTTTCGGTTTTCATAATTTGAATTGGGTGCCCTGTGATAAATTAGTTAGCTTGTGTTGTGCCCGTTGTTTAGGCGTAGAGGTCAAATACTTCGTCAAACCCCGCGTTTGGGTTGGGGCTGATAAACTCCCCGTCCGCGTTGACTGCGCCGATGCGGACCAGCTCCCGCTCCGCTGCTTCGCGTGCCGCCGTGTCGGGGTTATTCAAATCCGCAGTGTCGATCAGTTGCTTTAGTTCGGTTTTGTTCATACTTGCTATAAGCAGCGGACCGGCCCGCCGTGCCTCCCTTGTGTTTGCTAATATACACGAGCTTTATCAGTCCGCAAGTGTTTATTTTTAGGAATCGGTCCGGGGGGATTTGGACAGAAGAAAGCCCGGCGGGTTAGGCCGGGCGTTTACTCCCGCGGGACGTTTAGTTGAGGAGCAGCTTCATTGCTTGCGCCCGCAACGTGTCCTTCTCGAGCACGCTGTAGAAACGGTTCTCCTCCGCGGAGGACGTTGCGCCCATCTCTTTGTGGCCGCGCTCGTGCGTGACGTATTCCGTAACGGCGTTGTAGGCGTCCCAGCGGGTTTGGCCTAGGTTCCCCGTCTCTTCCTTGCTGAACAGTTTGAACAGCGCAGCCCGGCGGTTTTCTGTGCGGGTGGACTCCCCCGGGAGCAAGTTCTCCAGGAAGGCTAGCATTTCGAACTCGGTCATTGTCGCGTCCGCGAGCGCGATGAACTGCGCCTGGATCCCTTTGATTTGGACTGTAACTCCTTCCTGGAACTCTTCCCAGCGGGGCAGCTCGCGGGTCTCTTTGCCCTTGCCGTGCGAGACCCAATAGTGGCTGTGGACTTCCGTGCTCGTCATCCCGTTGAGACAGCGCAGCCGCTCCACGTAAAGCCGGCTCCGCGAAGGCGTGCCTCCATCCCAACCGTCTGTGGAGTAGAGGTAGGTTTGCACGGGATCGCCCTTCTTCAGGGAGGACTTGGGCAGCTTCCATTCTTCGCCCAGCCGCACGAAGCAGAAAGCTTTGGATTTCACTTCGCAGAACCCGGCTTGCGCCACGCTCCCGCCCATTGCTGCCGCCATTTCAAACTGGCGGGACAGGAACGTGTGAGGGTCCGAGGGCTCGTAATCGATCCCCACCACGCCCAGCGCCCGCCGGGTGTCGCTGCGATAGAGCAGCTTGGTCCGCGGCATCACGATTCCAGATCCCACTCCCGCCACGTCGTCGGTTAGCACTTTCCAGTTAAGACCCGCAGCCTCCAGCGTTGCTTCCAGGGTGGGCAGCGCCTTCGCTCCTTGTGATTGAATTATTGATTTCATATACCTTATTATCTTATTTCGTTTGTGCCCTGTGAAATTGATTTATTCCCCACACTCTTTCTCAAGCTCCTCCATTTCCAAGTCCCACAACATCTGCGCCGGGCGGGAGTCACTGCGCTCCGTCACTACGAGGGCCACAGAGTCCCCGCCCGTATCCTCCACGCTCCGCACCCGCGGCTTTTTGAACTGGGCTATCAGCTTGTCCAGCGCTTCCACGTCCATCTCTTCCTTCCAATCCCAAATGAGGATTTGAAACTTTGCGTTGCTCGAGCTCACTTGCCCTCCAATCCGGTGATGCGGAGCCACAGCATGTCAATGAGCTCCCGCTCCGTAAAGTGGCTGAACTCCTTATCGAAATTCTCTTCGTTAAGTGTGACGTTCCACCCGCTGTGATAGCGCCCCAATTGCCACGTTGCATGTTCGCTCCGCATAGCTACCAGCCGGGCGTTGTTCTTAGTCCCGCCCAGCGGGTAGTCGAACTGTTGGAGGGTGAAGGTTTGGAACCCATCGTAAGTAGCGGGCGCGTCTGTGAGCGCCAGCACGAGTTCCGTTTCAAAGGATCCGAGTTGTATTTTGATTTGCATATGATTTATATAAGCGAGTGTTGTGCCCGTTTAGTTAGCTAAGCGGCGGATGTGATATTTAACCGCGGAAGGCTGCACGTTGCTCCCACTTACTTCTTGCCAATAATCGCGCACGGATGTGGTAACGAAGTCCCCCGGTTGTATTGCTTCCCCTTTGCTGAGCAAGCGAAACCCTTCCGGAATCTGGGTCTTTTTATCTTTGAAAGTCTTTTTAATTACGTCCATACCCACCCTATAGCAGTTGCGGGACCCAGCTGATTATTTAATAAAGCCCTGTAAATACTATATAGCTCAAACTTAAAGCGCTTTGTTTTGAGACACTGTCCGTCCTCCCGTGTCCACTTTTAATCAGCCAGCCCCGTTGCTTTGCGCAGTAGCTTTAACTCCCGCGGACTTGCGTCCGCGGGATCCTTGCTATCCAGCACAATGTTTTGAGTCGTGCCCGGGAAGACAGCCAGCTGGTCCACTAAAGCCCGGGCCCGGACTTGCGCCTCCGGGGAGGAGTCTAAGCACACGAAGCGGCGGGGATATTTAGCAAGCAGCAAAACCTGGGCTGCAAGGAACGTGGTCCCGAACAGCGCTCCCGCTCCGGGACCGATTGCCCAAGCGTCCAGCGGACCTTCGACAGCCACAACGGACGTGGCGCAGAAGTCCAGCCCGTAAACGAGGCGCTTGTGCGGGAAGGATTCCTGGTCCGCTCCCGCGGAAACGTAGCGCGGCTGCACGTCGCCGATGGCGCGTGTGGTCCAGCTCACTTGCACGGTCCGCTGGTAAATGGGAATGAAGAGACGCCAGCTCAGCCGGCCCGCAATCGCTAAGCCTCGCACTCCCCAGCGCCGGACAATCTCACAAGGAGCAAAGCCCCGCTCCCGCAAGTAACGGCGGTGGGGAGCCTGAAGCGGCCCTAGGCCGGCGGGGAGCTGAAGCTTGCCCGGGACTTCGCGCTGGACCGGGCCCGGCTCCGCGCCGTCCAGCAGGGCCCGGGCCCCTTTAGAGACCCCTAGGGCTTCCAGCAGCTTGTAGGAAGGGTGGTGTCCGCAGCGCCAGCAGCTCGCATAATTGCTGGCTAAGTTCCAGCCCAAGTGATAGCTGTCCGACTCACAGAAGGGGCAGACTTTAAGTTGCAGCCATCCCACCCTACAATGATGGTGACCCGATTCCAAAAACTCAATGCGATGCTCCGTCAATATCTCCTGAATGGTCATCGCGCCCTTCCGCTTAAAATGCGGGTTACACAACCGCGGGACACGTTGAACCTCTTTGCTATTTCGGAATGGGTCGTCCCGCAGCGCCAGCAAGCCTTAGCTTCATTGCTACGTATCCATTTACGCCCACTGCATCATATAAGTGCGGGTTGGGTTTGAATGTGGGCACAGGCTTGTCCAGCTTCATCCGCTTGGGGATGGAGGCAAGGAGCCGACGTTGGCGGGCTGCGTGGGCAACACGCTTTGCTTCTTCGAACCAGTTCGTTGTTTGCTTCATAGTTTTTCGATCTCCTTCATGAACAGCGCTAAGCAGCTAGGGCACATTCCGCTAGTCACGTCCACACCCGCAGCCCTGCTGCGGTAGCACGCGTCCTTCACCGCTTCCGAATTGCAAGCGGGTCCGTAACAATGCCACGCTAGCACGCAATCGCCCCTAGCTACTGTTGACGCAATGGTGTTGCTTAACTGCACTCCGCTTAGTGCAGCGCCGTCCAGCGTCCAAAATATTCCGTCGGACTGTGCGAACTGAGTTGGACTCTTGTCGGCTTTGAACAGTTTGTAACCGAGCAGCGGTTCTAATTTAATATTCATACTCTTGTGTTAGCTAGTGCTGTGCCCTCCTGCAATCACAGTATAACGGACCTTTCCTAAGACGCAAGTGTCTTTCATTCATGCCAGTGTCTATCTGACACTGTATTGATTTCTAGACACTAGCAGCGCCGTGTCATCTTCCCTTCCAATGTCTGTCCACTTCTAGACGCTCTCGAGCAGCTGGCTAAACACGTCCAAGTCCGACCCGGACCTCTTTCCATTCAAAACTGAATCGAGCACCCCCGCCTTGCTCCGCAATGCCCGCACCAGCTTCTCCTCCACTGTATCCAGCGTCATTAGGTAGTGGATAGTAGCTTGTCGCTCCTGCCCAATCCTGTGGATCCGGTCTTCCCCTTGCAGCAGATCCCCCGGAGTCCAGGGATAGTCCAGCGCCACTACATGCTGGGACTTTGTTAAAGTGATCCCTACTCCCGCGGCCTTCCAGTTCCCCAGGAACAGCTTAATCCCGCGGTGGCTTTGAAACTTACGGACAGACTCCACCCGCTTGCGCCCGGTCACCCGCCCGTCCACAATAACGGACTGGGGAAAGCGGGCGTGCAACAGGTCGATGACAAAAGTGTTGGACGTAAAGGCGACCAGCTTCTCCCCCGGGTTGGCTTCGAAGAAGTCCGCAATCCACTGCTCCGTGCGGGCCAGCTTGAGCCTAGCTACCAAGCGCAGCAAGTAGCCCAGCTGGACTAAAGCTTGGGCCCGCTTCGCTTTGCGGATCCGGGTTGGGTCCACACTGCGCAGCCAGGTTAGGAACTCATCCCGGGCCAGGTTGTATTCCGTGTAGGACTTGAGCCGGAAGGGCACGATGAGCCGAAGCTTCTTCCCCAGCTCGGGCAGGACTTCCTCCTTGCGCCTCCGGATCATGCACTCCTTCGTGAGGATCCGGCGCAGCTCGCCCATGCGGGTGGCGCCCTTATACTCCCAACCCCAGCGCCTTTTCCGGGGCTTGCAGTAACGGATTCCAAACTGGGAGTAGGAAGGAAACAACTCGGGGCGGAGGACGTTCAGTATGGACCAGAATTCAATAGGGCGGTTGGTGATAGGCGTCCCGCTAAGTCCCAGCACAGAGGCAGCCCGGGCCGCTAGCTTCCGGCACGCACGAGTCCGCTGGGCTTGGCGGTTCTTAATGAAGTGGACTTCGTCTATGATGATACACTGCGGACGGGCCGCGCGGAGCAGCGGGAGCCAGGAGGGAAGGATTTCGTAATTGAGCACAACGATGTCGCCCGGAAGGTAGGAACGGCGCGTGGCCCGGCCCTCCAGCACTTCCACGCGCAAGCCGAAGTGTTGCGCAGCTTCCACTTGCCACGTCCACTTGAGGCTGGCGGGAGTAACGATCACAACGGGCCGGCGCTTCGGGATCCGCCGCACCCACTCGAGGGCTTGGATCGTCTTGCCCAAGCCCATCTCATCACCGAGCAGAGCACGTCCGCGGAAGTGGTAAATCTGCCGCACTCCCTCTTTTTGGAACTCGTAAAGTTTGGTCATTATCCCATTCTTGCTCGAGGCGGTCCGACGCCGTTTCCAGTGCGCCTCCCGCCACAACGGCTTGGTTCAAGTCCACCAAGTCCACCACGCTCTTGCCCTTGCTCTTAAGGAAGCGGACCGCCTTCTCCACGCAAGTATTATCAAGCTCCTGGTCGAAGTCGTCCCCGTGGAGCAGAAGCCGGAACCCTTCCAGCACTTCCCGGGGAGCGTCGCACAGCATGGTGAACAGCTCCCGGGCGTCCGCGGGCAAGTCCCGAAGCAGGCTGCCCACACCGTCTTCGGGAGCGGCTCCGCACAGGTCGTCATCGATTTCGACAAACACGTGCGGGTCCTTAGCGCGGTTGGTGATAAAAGTTTTCAGTTGCATCCAAACAACGAAGTAGCACCACGTAGAGAACTTTCCCTTCTGGGGCTTATACATGCGGCAGGCGGACATGAAATGAAAGTAAGCTTCCGCCCGGGCTTCCTCAAACGGGACGGGGTAGGCTTGCGTGATTTTCCAAGCAAGGGAAAGGAGCATCTTCTCCACTTGCGGCAGGGCAACTGCGGGATCAATTGAGTATTCGGTGCGCATAGGAGGATTGTAAATGTCCGGGTGCGGGAGGCAAGCTTTGATTTTTACCGTATGTTCCTCCTGCACGTCCAGCGGAAGCTGAGCAGCATGACCACATACATAAGGACGAAAATCACCCAATCGTTGTGGAGCCAAACTTGGCTTTGGACCCAGCGGAGGAAAAGCAGCTCGTAACCCAGCCCGCTGCATAGCTCGTGCCAATTCATACCCTCTCCCCCAGCACGGGTTCCACTTCGTAAGCGCTGTCGTCCGTAAACAACTCCGCCTCCGCATAAGCCTCCGCGTCTGCCAGTGTGGGGAACCGGCGGGCTTTGTCCCGGGTGCCGTAGAAGGGCGTGAAGCTGTGGATTGCTGCAAAGAAGCAGTTGGGCTCCTCCCGAAAGACGGAGCGGATAATGAATTTCATACGCAGTCGTTTCCCAGCCCGCTGTCCCCATCCGTGCCGTTCTTGTCCGCTTCGGGCGTCATTGTGAACGCTCCCGCAGGAAGGGCTTCCACCACTTCCATAAGCTCCGCTGAGTCCCCGCGGACTTCCTTGCACCACTTAACATGGGCGTCTAAAGCTTCCCGTGCGTCAAAGGGTCCCACGTAACAGGAAACGAAGTCCTGCAAGTGTGCGAACAGTGTTGGTTTTATATTCATGATATTGTATAAGCGGGCGCTAGGCCCAGTGTTGTGCCCTTAAACTAAAGTCCTGCAATTTACACGTGTAGTGACTAAACCCACGCAGTTAAATGCGTCGTTGGTTTCCCAAATGTATCTGCCTAGTTTCTTTGCAGACTGCAAAAGGACGGGCTGGGAACGGAAACCGCCGCGGAGCGTGAGCAACTGCACTGCCATTCCGTTTGCTTGCTCCCGCGTCCACGGGCCACTTTCAGTTAGGACTTCTTCCACTTGTGCTTTGGTTACTTTGTTTTGCATATGATTTAGATAAGCGGGCGCTAGGCCCAGTTTGTTATCTCCCTGTTGCTATACTATACACGAGCTTTATCATTGCGCAAGTGTTTATTTTCCGGAGGACACGGCCACGATAATAGACACGGATGAAACTGGAGTCGATTACGCTAAAGAACTTTCAGGCCCACGCTGCGCTCACAGTGCAGTTCGCTCCCGGGGTAACAACTATCAAAGGACCCACGGACGCGGGCAAGAGCGCAGTGCTCCGGGCCCTGCGTTGGGTTTGCTTAAACGATCCCGTGGGAGCGGACTTTATCCGGGAAGGAGCCAAGCGCGTGGTTGTTGCTTTGCAGCTTAGCGGAGCGCCGGGTCCTTGGCTAATCACCCGCGTTAAGTCCCGGGACGGGCACGTGAACACTTACTCCCTGGGGAGCAAGGAATACAAAGCCTTTGGGCAAGGCGTCCCGCCGGACATCGCCACGGCGCTGGCGCTAACGGATATCAACTTCCAGGGCCAGCACGATTCCCCTTTTTGGTTTGCGGACACTGCGGGCGAAGTCTCCCGCAAGCTCAACTCCGTTATTGACCTAAGCATCATTGACACGACACTGGCCGCCATCGCCAGCGAAGTCCGGCGGGCGCAAGAGCGCAAGTCCCTAACGGAGGAGCGGCTGAAGGAGGCACAAGCGCAGCTCGAGCAACTAGCCCCGCAGCGGGAGCGGGTGGAGCAATTCAAAACCCTAAAAGCCCAGCAGCTCAAACTAGATGAAACCCATAAAGCTCACAGTGGACTGGAGGCAGTCCTGGAGCGGATCCGTGCCAATGAAGCGCAGCCGCTCGCGGCCCAAGCCGAAGATGGTGTGGCGCTGCTGGCTGTTATGCTGGCGGCCCGCCGAGCGCAGCGGACCCACGAAGTCCTGCAAGGGATAATAGAAGAAGCGAAGCGGCTCCAGGACGTGCGGCACCCGCCGGACCTCAGCCCTGTTATGCGCACTCATAGCGACTGGGTCCTAGCCCGGGACCACGAGCAATCGCTAGCGCGTCTCAATGAGAAAGCAGCCAAGCAGCAAGCCCAGGTCAAAGTGCTGGAGGAGCTAGCGCAGCAAGCTGAAGACAAGTTTCACAAAGAGATTCAAGACAAAGCTTGCCCTCTTTGCGGAGCTAGGTTTACAAGATAATTACTAATGAGTGAACCTTATCGGATAAAAGACATTGCTGGGTTTGATGGACTTTATCGTATAGACACGGAGGGGCAAGTGTTTTCGTGCCACAAAACCGGGCCCGTCCGGGATTGGCGTGGGCCGTGGAAAAAGCTGAAAGGCAAACCGGATGCGGATGGTTATAATTGGGTTTTCTTGTATCGGAACAGGAAACGGAAACGAGTCAGCGTTCACCGCCTAGTGCTTGAAGCTTTTGTAGGCCCGCGCCCACCCGGGAAAGAGAGCCGGCATCTAAATTCAATTCCTGCAAACAACCGACTGTCAAACTTAGAGTGGGCTGCACACTCAGTCAACTTGCGGGACAGAAAACAAAACGGGACTGATACCAGTGGTGAAAGAAACACCTTTGCAAAGCTGACGTGGGTGAAGGTGCGAAGGATCCGAAACTCCAGTAGGAGCCCACAGCTTCTTGCGCTCCGCTACGGAATGCACCGCGATAGCATAGTGAATATTTTACAAGGAAGAACATGGAAAGAATAAATACCCCCTACCCTATCGCCATTGCTATTGCCGACCTCCACCTTTCCTTGCTCCAACCTGCGTGCCGTGCAGACAAGGACTGGATGGCAGTGCAAGCCGGCTACCTTCAGCAAGTGCGGGAGCTGGCTTGCAATGAACTGACCCGCCGGCACCCCGGGCCCGAGTGCCTGCCTATCCTGTGCGCTGGGGATATTTTCGACAAGTGGAACGTCCCGCCTGAGCTGATCAACTTTGCGCTGGAGCATCTGCCCGACGGAATGCTGTGCGTCCCTGGGCAGCATGACTTGCCACTGCACCGGACGGACTTAATGCACCGAAGCGGGTATGGCGTGCTCAAGCAAGCGGGGAAGATCCGGGACTTGAGCAGCGGCGAGCCTTACGACGCCAGCACTTGTGTGGTTAGAGGATTTGGCTGGGAGCAAGAAGTAGTTCCTTTGAAGAAACGACTTAATAGCAAACCTCACATAGCACTGATTCATCGCTATGTTTTTCTTAATCGGGGAACTGCATTTCCAAACGCTCCGGCGGAAGCTTCCTTCGGAAAGTTGGAGAAGGTGCTGAGGACCTACGACGCAGTTTGCATAGGCGACAACCATATTCACTGGAGCGCATAAAACTACTATGGGATTTTCTCACAGGAAAACTAAATTGGAAAGGATTAAATCCTTTGTGAACTTGATAGACATCCGCGGTCCAAAAGAATGCTGGCTTTGGAAGGGTAAACGAAATAAGGACGGACAAGCATTCGCTCCGTGGATTGCAGGCGAGCAAATGCGTCTTGTCCATAGGATTTCAATGGAGATCCATTTAGGCCGTCCGCTGCTCCCTTGCACCAAAGGTTCAACCGGAGGGGAGCTTGTCCGTCATACTTGCGACGTCCCGTATTGTTGCAACCCCTACCATCTCCTTCTCGGAACCCAATCCGATAACATACAAGACGCGGTTAGCAGGGGGAGGACTCCGAAAGGAACAAACAAACCCAACGCTAAGCTGACCGAAAACAAGGTGCGGGAGATAAGGAAGAAATACACCCCCGGATACGGTTGGGGAAGACTCGCAAAAGAATACGGGGTGGCTCCCGGAACAATTCGACAAGTCCTGGATGGGAGGGCCTGGAATCATGTCAAATAAAACCATTCATAACATCGGGACTTTCATTAGAAGGAAATCCGATGAGATCGACTACACTCCTTCAATCGTAATTATTATGAGCGACGGGACTTGCCAGCGCAAGCGGCTGGACTGCTCCGGGGATCGCTTCCATGAGCTAGGGGCGGCCCGTCCCGAGTTAGCTTTTAACATGAAGGAATTTATCGAAGGGCTGGAAAAGCTGGGCGAGCATGGGCTGGACTTCCGCGCGGCCGTGGAGCAGCACTTGGAGACGGAGGACTTGGCGCCGGGAGTTAAGGAAATCATATTGGCTGCGCTAGATAATAAGGCATGAAGAGATTCCTAATAGTGTTTGTCGCGGAGGACCAGTTCCTTTGTGAAACGGTAGAAGCGGGAAGCATAGCGCAAGCGCTCAACAAGTTCCTCAACGGACCGATGGGCTTTGACTTCGTTTACTCTATCACCACTTGCGCATGAAAGCCACTCCCGCTAAACACCCGCCCCGCCCCGGGGACTTGCCCCGCCTCCAGCTCGCTGCTCTGGCCAACCAAGAGATCGAACGATACGGCGGCCCGGACAAGTGCCATGTCAACTTCAAGTTCACCTGCTCCCACTGCGGGGCCCGCTGCTCGCTGGTGGAACCCAACACGCTTTACGAAGAGGGCGAGTGTTGCGTGTGCCACGGCTCTACAACAATCACCCACGGAGGCTTGGCCCTCCACCTCAAGCTGTGAAAGTAATGAAGACTCAGTGCGCCACCTGTCCCTTCCGGGAGGGCGTAGCGCAGCAATACAAGGACGTGCAGGGCGTGACCATCGAGTTGATACTGGGACTGGACCCAATCACCCAGCGGGCTGCCTCCCGCATTTGCCACTCCACAGGGAAGAACAACGCCTTCCACAAGGACACCGGCAAGCCGGAGCGTATCTGCCGCGGGGCCCGCAACGTCCAGCTCATGTTCTTGCACGCAATAAACTTCCTGCCTGAGCCTACGGACAAGGCGTGGGTAGACAAGTGCCGCGAGCTAGGAATCAAACCCGACAATGGGAGGCTAAATGGCAAATGACATAACAGAGGAGAAGTATCGCAAACTGAAGGCTGAAGTGGAGCAAACGAAGGCAGAGGCAGACCGGGCGCAAGGGGCGCTGGACCAGCTGCTCGCCCGGCTCCGGGATGAGTTCGAGTGCGGCACGCTAAAGGAAGCCAAGCTCAAGCTGTCCGAGCTTACAGCAAAGAAAGAGAAAGCAGAAGCAGCGTTTGAGAAGACGCTGGCCGCCTACGAGGAAAAATGGAGGGGCTGATGGACTTTGTCGCCGAAGAAAAGGAAGTAGCCAAGCTGGCCGCCCTGCTCACCCAGTGGGAGCGGCACGTGGAGGCGGAGACGGAGGGACTGCGCAAAGCCGGGTTAGCGGTCCAACACACACAGGAGGCGCAAGAGGTGCTCCAGCTCATCGCGCAAGCCGTCCAGCAGCAAGCCCACGAGCGCTTGTCCGCCGTAGTGAGCAAGTGCCTGGAGTCCGTGTTCGAGGACCCTTACCAGTTCCACATCGAGTTTGAACGCAAGCGCGGCCGGACGGAAGCCAGCTTGCGCTTTCTCCGGCGGGAGCTAGACGCGGATCCTTTAACGGCGGCGGGCGGAGGCGTGGTGGACATCGCGGCCTTTGCCTTGCGTGTGGCTTGCCTGATGCTGCACCGGCCCCGCTTGTCCCGCATTGTCGTCATTGACGAGGGCTTTAAGTTCGTGTCGGAGCAGTATCGCGAGAACGTGCGGGCCATGCTGGAAGAACTGTCGGAGGATTTAGGCGTGCAAGTGATCCAAGTCACACACTCAACGGAATATGAAACGGGACAGATAATAGAGCTATGATTCAAATAAGCCTCCGGGCCCGCTACTGCGCCGCCCACCACCGCTTCCAAATCCAGCTGCACGCAGGCGGGCTTTACGCCGAGAACATGAGCGTAGAGCAGTTCCTAAAGATGTCCGCGGAGCGGGACCAACCCTTGCAGGTGGCCGGCATGACTCTGAAGTTCGACGGGGACGACAACGGAGTCGTGGAGTGCAGCGTCCGCAACTACCTAGAAGAAGTGGCTGAGTCCTACCGCCAGCACAAGATTCGTTGCAACTAAATGAAACCGCTCGAGGGTCTTTCCCCCATGCCCTTCGGCAAGTATGGACCCAAGCCCCGCGGGGAAGGGCGCTTGATGCAGGACGTGCCCGCCTCCTACTTCCATTACCTTTGGATCAATGGACTCCGGGAGGACAAGCTCCACCCCGTCTCGGACTACATCAAGCGCTCTATGAGCGCACTGAAGAAAGACCACCCGGACGGGATTTGGGATTGACCGGGTGCGCTACATAACCACGCCCGCTACACCCGCGGCAGTGGCGAGCCACCAAGCAAGATGCGTCGAAAGGGCGGCCAGTTCCGTAGCACTCCTTACAAGGGAAAAGCGTCATCCTTGCTCCCCTCACAAACCTCGTTTTCATTCCCACCCCTTAACACAGGGCGTGGGAGATGTCAAATGGAATAAGCCGGAATGGATTGCTGGGGTGTGATGTTGGTTGTGATGTCGTCCTCTCCCACCACGAACAGCGCCACGCGCCAATACTGAATTGCGTGCCCGCCAAAGGAGTCGATGGGAACGGCTGCCACGTAGGACGTGGGGATATTCTCCCAGCCCGCAGAGCTTAGGGTTTCATCCAGCACCGGGACCTCGACGCTGGGATCAAAGTCGTTTACGTCGGACAGCCAAACGGCTACCCGGATCAACTCGTCATCGTCGGGCACCGTCCAGGAGAGCGTATAGAATATTTGATCGCTGTCCGCGCTGCTCAGCACGAAGGAAGGGTTGCTGGGCGCCGTGCTTAGCACCAAGGCAGCCTGCTCCCAGGGACCCTGCCCTGTGTTGACGGCAGCCACCCGCACCCACAGCTCGCCCGGCCGGACTTGGAACTGCACGGAGCTTTGGGTGATGAGCGCCCGCTCCGTCCAGTGGACTCCATCCTCGCTCGTTTGCACCACGTAGTATTGGGCCCCGAAGGCGGCGGGCCAGGAAACCTGCACCACATGAAAGTCATCATCCCCGATGGGTGTCACGGCGATGCTCGTTATCTCGGGCAAGTCCGGAGCCTGCGGCGGCGTGGGCGGGGTGTTAAGGACGGGCGGAGCCAGCTCGTCAAAGGAGTAAATCACATCGTTGACGTTGACCGCGGTGACCCGGACTTTCTCCCCGCCAGTGGGCTCAATGCGGACCACCTTCCAGTAGCGCGTGAGCTGCGACACGGTCCCGAACATGAAGAGCATGGGCTCGCTCTGCCCGCCCAGCATGAAGTCCATATCGGACTCCTCCGTTTGGATGGCTACTTGCTTGGGGCTCGTCGTCTCATAAGCGGTGAAGGGTCCCAAGATTTCTCCCGCCCGGCCGCGCAGAACGATTTGATAGTCTCCTGACTCTCCAAAGACGAGCGGCTCCGACACGTGCAAGTGATACCACTCCCCAGCTCCCCGCTCCCCGTGGACTACATAGCCGGCCTGTCCCCACTGCGGCACGTCATGAGCGAAAGCAACCAAGTCCCCGTAGGTGGGCAAGTGGCCCTCCAACCCCGTTTCAAAGGTGATGTTGTCCCGCAGATACTTGTCCACCGCCAGCAAGTAAAGCGCTTCGCGGTAGGCGCGTGTCCGAGACTGGCAGCCTAGGAAGCGCACGTCTTGCGGGCGGTCCGTCGTGCCTCCGGGCAGCGTGGCGGTGACTTGCTCCTGCTTGTAACCCGTGTCGGGGTCGGTGTATTCCATCGTAATGGAATCGAACTCGCCCAAGTCCCACAGCTTTACTGACCAGTCGAAGCTGTCCTTCACAATGTTGTCCGGCGTGAACATAGTCACGGGGACGGTGGCGGCCGCATCCCGCCGCATAGAAATGAGAGACCCCACTAACATAGGAACGGCACGCCCTACCCGAGCCACCACCCGGGCAGACTCCCAAACGGTAATGGGATCTCGAAATGTGAAATCAAAGTAGTCCTCGCGGGAGGCGAGCAGGGCGTCCAGCGTCTCTAGCTCGTCCCAGTCAAAGAACACGTCGTCGTCAATTTGCGCTCCGTAGACGTTGCGGAAGATATCCACAAAGGCCCACACAGGGCTGCGGGTCGCCGTGGGCTCGGACCAGCTGCCCGAGGACTCCCGGATTTCCAGCTTGCGCGTGCAGATGACGTTGATCTGTTTTGAGCTGTTGACGTTGAGGTTGTTAGTTGCTCGGATGATCACAGCCAGCAGCGTGACCGCTCCGAAGATGGGATCCGCTGTCAAGTAGGTCCGCATCCCGCCCCACTCCACTTCATGCCCGGACTTGTAGCTATCGTCAAACAAGTCCACCCGCCGCATCCTCACTTCGTAGCGCCCGGGCGTCACTGTGCTCCGGAATGTTTTGCGCTGGGGCGTGGTTGTTTTGCCGGTGATGGTAATCAGCTCGTTCTCCGCTGTCACCGTAGTAACCGTCTTGGTTACGCCCGGGCGCCCTTGCGGATCCGCCCCGCCCGCGTCGCTGTAAACGGTGGTGACAGTGCCCACGTCCGGATCGTTAGACTCCCAGGGCTCAATACTCGTAGACGTATGGATCCAATCCCAGTGGGTGTGCGGCTTAGTTTTCCAAAGGAGGCTGCGCGGCGTGGCGGTGAACACTTCCACCTTCTTGTTAGCGAACTGCGCGTTCCACGTTCCCAGGGGATTGCCCGCGTTGTCGATCAGCCGGGATTGGACTTCCACTTGGATCGTCTTCTCCTTCAAATTTCCCTTAGCGCTCAGCTTGTAAATGCCTTTGGGAAACACCAAGTCTATTTGCAGCTCAGTCCCCTCCGTGTTGGCCGGGTTGACAATGAAGGGACCCACCCACCCGTCCTCGCTGGGATCGCTGCCCAGCGGGTAGTCTTCCTCGTTGGAGGAGAAAAGCTTTTGGCCCCCGGCGGTGGCCGACGTGTAGACGTTCGTGGGGAACAGGGTTACTTGCCCCGCGGGGGGAATGATTTCGTATTGGACTTCTTGAAAGCTGGCCAGCGCTGTATCGCCAATTTGAATGTCGTGGATTTCATACTCGCCCTGCCCTATGCAAAACAAGCTGAACTGGTATTGATCGTTGTCGCGGTATTCATAGTAGGGGCGGGAGGCGTAGGAAGGGTAGATGCGATTCCTTCCATAGCTGCACTCAATGGGCTCGCCCAGCCGAATAGAGTTGGACTGGCCTTTGATGGAGAAGACGGGATCCGAGGCGGGCCCGTCCCCAGGAGTCCCCGGCGCCGGTGCAGACATGAGCAGGGAAACCACGACGGAAGCCAGAGCAATCACGATGGCAACAATGAGCAGGATGACAATGACACAGTGGGGCAGCGTAATGAAATTAACCACGTCGCCGTCCTTCGTCCTATAGTCCCAGCCCGCCCGCATCACTGCGTCTCCGTTCACAATGCAAATGGTCGGCACGGGGAAGTCGCCCTCCGGGTGCCTTTCCAAAACCCACTCGCGGATGGACTGGCCCGGCTCCAGCACGTGCTTAACCATCTTCAGCGGCTCAAACGGATTGGGTGTTTCGATTATGTAGACCATAAGTTGTGCCGATAGAATTTAATAACCAGCCAGCCTTGCAGCCACAAGTCTCTTTTAGTCACAGCCGCCACGCAAGGAGCGGATCCCTCCTCATGCCCGTGCCGCGGCTCTAAGCAATGAATAATCTTCCCCCCGTCCGCTGCCGCCCAAATCCCCACGTGGTGGAGGGCGCTGCGCTGGCTGAGCCCTATGCCGCACCCGTCTATCGGAGCCGCAAGCTCCGTCCAGGACGTGCTTTGCTCCGACCTTAGCAGTCCGGCAGCGTCCCGGACCCGGTAGGGCGCAAGGAGGGGCATTTCCGGCAGCTCTATGCCAAACTGCTCCCGGTAAACCAGCTTTAGCAGCCCCCAGCAGTCCAGCCCCGTGCGGTCCCGCCCGCCCGGGCGGTAAGGGATTGCGAGATATTTGTGAACCCAGTGCAGCATGTTACCCAAGGGAAGGGAAGCGGTCGCGGTTGTAAAGCTCGGAAGGGAACTTCTTGTTCACTACGTCCATGAAGGTGGCTTTGCCCGTTACTTGCAGATTGTTGATTCGAATATCCTTCAAGTAAAGCACGAGGGGCGGAATCATTTGCGGGCGGGACAAGTCCGTGGAAAGGAAAGGGCGGTAGACCATTTCCACAGGAACCTTTTCCGACTTGGCCGTTTCCACAAACTGAAGCACGCGCCGGCTCACGTTGTCGATGGCAATGGAAAGACTTTGATAGCCCGCATCGTCCGTGGGCGGCAGGGTGAGTTGGAATCCTACAGCTTCAAAGTAGCGCACGTTGCTGTTCTCATCCGTCGCTGTGATAGGCTGGTAAGCGCGGACAATGAAGACGGAGTCTTGCACTCCAGG